TAAACTTGATGGAAATAAAACTAATGATCCTGTTTTTACAGGAAACCACCAGCTTTCTGAATTAAATAAATTCCAATCTCTTGGAGGGTGAATCTTTATAGTGTGATATGTTTTTGGATGAAAAAAGAATATTTTATCTTTTGTTTCATCTGCTTGCACATAATAAACACCTGATATAAAACTATTTGGATGTCTATGTTTATGATGCCACTGACCTTTTTTAGTGTAGTTTGCCCAAGATTGTGTAACATAAGGTTCTACATCAAACTTTGGTTTATATATTTCATCAAAGTATTTCTCAACACATTCATTAATCCATTGGTTGAGATTAGATAATTTTTTATCTCTTAAAAGATATCTATAAGAACTTGTAGTATTGCCTTCATTTGGTTTTTGATCTAAATTAAAAAGAAACTTTTTTTCTGATTCTGTTAAACCTTCTTCATGATTAAACCATCCTACTGGAATGGGGAACAAATTATTTAATTCCATTATACAGATCCACCTTTTCCTTGAGTATTATCTTCTTGAGAATCCATAGCCTTTTCAATTTGTTTAAATTGACCAGTCATTTCTTTTATTTGTTTTTCTGTCCAAACTGTTGGTATTGAATCTTCAAAATCTTTAATCTTCTGCATTGTTTCTTCAACATCTTTCCAAGTTGGTTGAGGTCTATCATCATCCCAACGAGAAAAAGATGAATTGGATATTTCCCATTTTGCTCCAGGTCTTAATAAATGCATTGCTGTATTAACACCATATAATCTATAAATTTTTTGCTGTGAAGCTTCAGATAGTTCATTTTCATCAACTGGTTTACTAGTATCTATTTTCTTTTTCTTTGCCATTTTTTCTCCTTTACCAAGCCCAAGATACATAAGAATAACGAGAACCTTTTGTTACAGGTTTTACTTCATGAGGATACATGAAATTGCTAGGAAAGATCAACAGTGACCCTCTTTTTAATTCAATTTCTTGGTCTTCCCACATTATTAGTTCTCCTCCTTCATAATCATCATTTAAACAACCAAGAAGTGATAATGTTGGAATTCCTTTTCTATTACCATCAAACATAGAATGTATATGATCACAATGGAGTTTCATTTGTGTGGATTCATCATATTTGTTAAATCTTAATTGAGTGTATCCATTCCAACCACAAAACCAATCATGCGTTTTTGCTTTAGAAACATCAGGAAGTTCATTAAGATATCTCGTTAGACCACTGTGTAATTTTTCTTGAATTTCTTGTCTTTGTTTTATGTTTGACCAAGATACAGATAGTTCATTATCATAACTAATATGATCACCTGAACCTGCTTGATAGAATTGATGAATTGACCACTCTGCTTTTTTTAGAGCTTTTACTGCTTTTTTGCAATAATTTTCATCTAAAAAATTTTCATAATTAGCAACATACTTTGTTAAATCTTTTTCCATAATAAAAATTCTTTCTCAATTTTTAACTTATTCTTCGCTCATTATTTTTTAAGAATTTATTAATATAGCAAAAAAAGTGGCATTTGTATTAGGAGCTTCAGTAAAAGTAATTGTTGAAGATGCAGTAGTATAAGCGGAAGTTGGTTCCTGTAGAACCCCATCTATTGAAACTAATAGTTGTTGGGGTGATTGAATACTAACATCTTTACCACTAGACTGAACTGCAAAAGCAGTTGTAGAATCATTGAAACCAGATGAAATATCATCTAACTTTTGAAATTGTCCTAATACAGGAGAGTTACCAATATAAGCCATTTAGATTAAAACCCATCCTTTTGTTTTTGGATCGTCAGTATCAGCAGCATATACATGTTCAAGCCATATGTAACTATTACCAGCTGTCATTTGATCATCAGTGAGAGTAGGTTGTGTTATAGGACATTCAAATGCACAAGAAGTTGTATTCATAGACCAAGAAGTCCAAGCAACATTTGAAAGAGGTGAAATAAATGCACCTGACACTGCAGCTGATGTGTTTAAATTAGACCAAAATTCATATCCAATTCCTGCATATCTTTTTCTAAAACTTGAATTATAACTTGTTTGTTTCCAAGTTCCACCAAATAATCTTTCACAAAATGCAGCGCCAATGTATTCTTTTTCATTACCAGCGGCGTCTGCTGTATCTTTATTACCGACAACAATTACTCTTGTTACTACATTGCTGTCATTAATTTCAGCAAAATGAGCCATTTTAAACTTCTCCTAAAATAAAAAATAAAAAAACATATACTTATTTATATAATTATACTACCCTGTAATCTTTAAGACAACAATTCCTGATCCACCTTGACCACTTACAATCCCATTTGGATTAGTTCCTCTAAATGTTGTGTTAGTTGCAGCTCCACCACCTCCACCAGTGTTTGTTCCACCATCATTTGTGGGAGCAGGTGTAAATGGAGAAGGACCTTTGTTATCGTATCCATCACCTCCACCACCTTTATTGGCATATACAGGACTGTTTTCAGATCCTGCTCCAGCACCAGATATTGGACCTCCTGTTCCTCCACCTAATGAAACAATACCTACAGAACCATGTGATTCACCCATAGTTCCTCCTCCACCTCCAGCATAATATACGGTAGAACCTGTTATTGTTGAGGCAACTGCATTACCTCCATTGCCTCCTCTACTAAGTGCAACATCAGCGCCATTTTGACCAACTGTTCCAGCACCACCGCCTCCACCGCCTCTCCTAACACCAGTACCAGTACCAGTACCTGTTGCTGAACCACCAGCATGACCTTGCACTGGAAAAGGATCAGCTTCAGTAATGCCAAATCCACTTGTAGCAATTGAATTCCTTACATTTCCACTTCCTGTATAAAATGTAGTATTGTCTAATGAAATAGCAACATTTCCTGATGCACCATAATTTCCTCCACCACCAGAGCCACCAATAGTATCTAAGCGGTTTTGTGGAAAGGATGTTGAAGCTCTACCACCTCCATTTGATCCAATATGTATAGCGCTAGTAGATAAAGATGAATCATTACCTTTTGTATTTTCTGCACCAGAATTAGTAGGACCCGCTGCAGTTCCACCACTTCCAACTTGAATTCTTATTTCTTCATTTTCAAAAAGAGGCAATCCAGATCCTTGTCTCATTCCACCAGCCCCTCCTCCACCTTCACCCCCACCTCCAAAACCACCACCTCCTCCTCCAGCAACTATTAAATAATCAGCTGTTTTAGCACCTATATTATTTAAAAATGTTGTTGATGCATTAAATGTAAATATTTTATTATCAGAATTATTTTTGTATTTTATTAATATAATACCTGAACCACCATTTTTTCCATCCTTAATATCAACACTAGGAGCATTTTGTATACCACCGCCACCACCTCCACCACCAGTGTTAGTTGTACCTGTTAAACCTATTGAAAATCCCGATCCTCCATTTCCTCCACCTCCTAGACCTCCTAAACCTATACTTGAATAATCAATCGTACCAGGTGGTAGAACGCCAAAACTTGCAGTACCTCCTCCACCTCCTCCAGCATAAGTTACGGGTGTGCCTGAAATAGTTACTGCTTGTCCATCTCCTCCATCTCCACCATCTAAAACTGGAGCAGCTGAAGCCTGTGTACCTGGTGCTGAAGCTCCACCACCACCGCCTCCTCCAGCAGGATGTGGACCAGCAGCTGTGTAGTTAGCTCCCCCTCCACCACCAAAACCTTGTACACCAGAACCTCTATCAGTATTTTCACCAGAAATTTGAGTTACTGGAGTTGCAGCACCAGCAGCTGGTCTTGTACCATTTCCACTACCTCCTCCAGAACCACCTTTATGACCAGTAGTATAATCTCCTGAATTTTCTCCACCACCACCTCCACCACCACCAAGAGATACTATTGAAATATTTGCAAGAGTATCGGCAGCACCACCCATACTTGCTGATCCACTTACTGGATGGCTTGTACAGTAGTAATAAAGTTGAGGCGCAGGTGTTGCTACTTGTAATTGAACTCTAGAACCTGGAGATCCTGCACCTGTACTAGGTTGATTAGTTGTTAACCCAGTTGTATAAGGAGTAGCTGATGATGCTGGTGAAACTACAGTTGAAGAAAATCTAAAAGGGTGTCCACTATTTGATGGATGTGATTGATCAAATCTGTATGTTGATCCTTCATATAATTTTAAAGTTTCTGCTTCTACATTAGCAGTTACACCTTCAAATTCATTTGTTGATTTTACATAATATCTATTGCCTGGTGCAGGATCAGCTGCTCCTACAGCTACATAATACAAAACATTAGCTTCAGTTTTGAAAGCTGATGAGACTCCGTTAGAAGCTCTACCATTTCCTGGAGCTTCAAAACCTGGACCTCCACTTCCAATATTCAAAGGATAATTTTTACCAGATACAACTGACAAACCTGTGCCAAATCTCATTCCACCACCTCCTCCACCACCTCCAGAAGAATGGCCTCCACCTCCACCTCCAGCTATTACTACATATTCTTCTATTTCTGTTACTCCATCTGGACAAGTCCAACTACCAGAACCAGTAAATTCTTTCACATAATCATAATTACCACCCCATGAACCTAATGATACAGCATTAATATGTTGTCCTAATGTAAACATACCACTATTGCCAAAACGACTTAGAGTAAATTCGTTTGATGATATGATTCCACCTACTTTTTTAGCCATTTTTTATCCTGTAATCTTTATTATTACAACACCAGAACCACCTGCTCCACCTGCTACACTACTAGGCAAACCACCATATCCACCTCCACCGCCACCGCCACCAGTATTATCTGTACCAGCTGTACCAGGAATAGCATTATTTGGATCATTTCCTCTACCACCTGCTCCACCTCCACCTGCTCCTCCAGCTCCCACACTTGCTCCACCAGGAGAACCAGATCCACCACCTCCCCCTCCAGCATAAGTTACTGGAGTGCCAGTTATAGGACTTGCTTTTCCAGCTCCGCCAGGACCTGCAAGCGTTATAGGAGTTTTTGATCCAGTTCCACCTATTGCAGTTGCACCTCCTCCTCCACCACCATGTCTATCTGGGTCTGCTGATTCAGTTCCTGTTGTTTCTCCAGGCGATGAAACACCACCATTATTTCCAAAACCATCTGGAGCACTCGATTGTAATGTAAGTCCACCAAATATAGATCTAGTTGCTGCTCCTCCTCCTCCACTTCCACCAGGAAGTCCTTGGCCTTCAAAAATTCCACCTTGAAATCCAGGGCCAGATCCTCCTCCTTGACCTCCATGTCCACCACCACCTCCACCTAAACCTTCTTTATTTACACCACTGCCTATTATACTTGAATTGCTACCAATTTGTGCTGTAATTAATGAAGTTGAAATTGCTACGGGAACTGCAGGCATTGCAGAACCACCAGCACCCACTATTATATTGTAGGATGCTCCTGGTACTACTGCTAATCCTGTTCCTGTTAGTAATCCACCGGCTCCTCCTCCAGAACCAGCAACACTATGAGCTCGACTTCCAGCCCCTCCACCTCCTACAACTAAATAAGAAATTTCTTTAGCACCAGTATTATTTTGCCAAACTCCTGAACCATTAAAAGTTAGTAGTTTTTCACTATCTGATGTTGCATTATTAATATTAATATTATATTTTATTATTACTGTACCAGAACCACCTGTTCCTCCAGCTAAAAGAGCAGCATTAACTCCTCCACCACCACCCCCTCCAGTAGCAAAAGTTCCATTAAATCCATTAGTACGAGCAGCCAAAGGATTTGTAACTCCACCATCACCGCCTCCTCCAGTACCACCAGCTCCCTCTACAGTTGGTCCATTAGACGAGCCACCTCCGCCACCTCCACCACCATAAAATAATGTGGAACCAGATATTGTAGATGCAACTCCAGCACCACCATTACCAGCTTGTCTTAACTGTGAGTTAGGAAAATAATGTGGAGTATTTGCTATTGCATTTGTACCAGGAGCACCTCCGCCACCTCCACCACCTCCTACAGTCCAAGCGCTATTGTCTGATGAACCTTTTCCACCATCATTTCCTTGATCGGGTGAAAGATTTCCAGTAGCTGGTGTTGTTGGTGTTTGAGTATTACCTGCTCCTCCAACTAAATTTGTAAGACCATATCCAAGTCCTGCACCTGGATTTGGTGCAGGATTACCACCAGCTCCTCCACCTGAAGCACCTGCATAACCATTACCCTGATAATTAGCACCACCACCGCCAGCTGAAGCGTCAATAGTCGAAAGACCAGGACCAGCTATAGAAGAAATAGTACCATTGCTACCTTTTTCTGCATCAGGGGAAGTACCACCAAGACCACCACCACCAATGGTCATTGTATATGAGTTAGGAGCAGCAACAGCAGCTACGCCTATTTTATAACCACCACCTCCACCGCCTCCACCACCATTTGATCCAGCACCACCACCTCCAGATATCACTAAGTATTCTATTGATGATACACCTGTTGGACACGTCCAAGTTTGAGTGCTATTGAATGTTTTTACTTCAAAAAAATTTGTAGGCCATTCAACACTACCTATTAGCTGAGCAACTCTGCTCATACCAAAGATACCACTATTTTGACCAAGTCGTGAATTAGTTATTGGTGTAGATCTTATTAAACCACCTTTAAAGCTAGCCATTAGTTAGCCTATTTTATTATTTCAAAACTTGTAGTGAATACTATGCTACTTGTAGTAGTAGCATTTCCTCCTATAGATTGATTTTCTTTTAAGTAAAAACTTGTGGACTTGTCTATAATAACTAAACTTGAATTTACTGGAACACTTATTGCATGAGCTATCGCATTTGATACGCCACCTAAATCATCTTCAGGATAAAGATTTACGTGAACGACAGCAGCTGCTGTGGTGTTATTATTAGTAGCTATAATAGTGTTTATTTTAAAAACATTACCACTGGTTATTGGATTATTAGCTATAGCTCTATCAGCAACAGCAGCTGCTACAGAAGTCGTCTCTCCCAGTATAGTGGTAACGCCTACAATATTTGGATTTGCCATTTATATTTTCCTTTTAACCAAAAACTATTGACATAGCTATGGCTTTTCCTGTTGATGCTGGTTGTATTTTCAATTTATCATTTGTAATGCTAGCCTCTTCAATTTTAGCATTAGAAACAGTACCAGTTGAAATTATATTACCTCTTAATTTAGTTAATGCCATATCTTACCCTATGTTTGATCTGATTCTAAAATTGACATAATAACATCTACATTGCCAGCAGTAGCTCTCACTTGTATTGATTGATTAACTTCTAATACAACTTTTTGATCTCCTCCAACAGCAACTAACGAACCACCAATTGGAACTGGAGCTGCTTGTACTAATGTTATGTTTCCACTAGGGCCAGTTGCTGTATTGAGTTGCACATCAACACAAGCCGCATTTAGAGTATTTCTGTTAGCTAAAGATAAACCTATAACTGTAGCTACACATCCAGTGGGAACTGAATAATTACCAACATTTGCAAAAGTGGGTAATGCAGCAACTGAAGAATTTGCAAAACTTACATTAGCTGTTAGTTTATTTTTAAAATTGTTTGCCATGTTATTCCTTAATTAACCAAGCGCTATTGCAAATGGTATTACTGTTGAAGCAGTGTTAGCAGTATTGCTTATTTCTATACTAAGGTTAGCAAAATTGTTATCTACTTGTTGATTTGTTAAAGCTGCATTTTTTACAATAACACCATTTGTAATAGCGTCAGGTAATAAAGTTCCAGTTGTTCTTAAAGTAATATTTGCATATGTCATTATTTTTCTACCATCTTAATTAGTAATTCTTTTATATCATTTACAGATTGTTTAATAGTATTTATTTCATTATCCATGCGTGATATGTTTTGTTTAACTAAATTTTTTTGTAAATGCTCTTTATAAGCTGATGAATTTATATTTACAATTGCTTTAGATTTTGGATCTCTAACTAAATTAGGATAATTTTTTACTTTTATCATCCTGTTGCTATCGCTCTTAAATTTTTAATTTTAGGAATTTTATTACTATCTGATGAATTTAAAACAATTTTAAATACTAACGAATTAAATTCACTAATATTAGTAACTTCTTTTTCAAACTGAATAAACTCACCACCTAAAGAATTAGTTATAGTTACATCAGAAACTTTTTGATATTCTATACTATTCATGTTTGTGCTATCACCAGCTAGCTTGGTTTTAAAGTATATTTCAATTGTTGATTCAGCTGGTTTAGATACATCAAAGAAAAATTTAATTCCAGTAGATGGATTAAAAAAATCTACTTGTCTTGAAATATATTTAGAAAATGCTGATCCGCCCACAGGAGCTTCTTCAGTAATAAAATCATTTGTGCTTACTATATGATAAACATTATTGTTAGCAATATCTTGGTCTATATTGCCTGTAATCTTGGCTACCTTTATGTTTACATTATCACTATTTCCTGTAACCACATCTATTACTCTATATAAACCAGTATTGTTAGCTCCAGATCCTGTTGTTTGTGATGTATTAGCATTAACATTTAAAATAGAACCATTTATTATACTATTGGCATTATTCATATCATTCACATTTGCTAAATTAATAATTCCAAAGTTACCTGAAGTAACATAAATGTTTGCTTTATGACCTACACCTAGATTACCGTCACCTATATTAGATAATAAATTTAATTCATGTGCTTTTAAACTAGCATAAGATGGATTATTAACCAAATTACGTTTAAAATTTGCGCCAAGTTGTTCTATATCAATGACAGGTGATACTCTATCATTATTTGAAGACATATCTATTCTATATTCAAATGTTTTTTTATCTGAAGCTTTTTTTACTTTGTTTAAATTACTAGCTAATACTTTTTCTGAATCAAAATCATTTTGTACAGCATTTTGTATTTCAATAAATTCTGTGCCCCTAGTATAAGAACTACCAAGAGTTGTTGTTAGTGCTTTACTTGTCACAGTTGTGCCAGCTGGTTTAAAAATAGAATTTTGAGGTGTAATAGATGAAAAAGCTGTGTTTTCTTCTACTCTAACAGATCCACCACCAAATCTTGTTCTTGATACTACATTTGCTATATGAGGTAAATTGACTGTATATGAATTTAATGTTACATTAGAAATTTCAAAGTCAACATTTTGTATTTGATCGCCTGGCATTCCAACAACATTACTAACTGTAAATGCGGTAGGATCTACTCCTGTTTGTACATTGGCAGCAACACCATTAATATTAGATACATTTTTTAAATTTATAAAGGAAGAATCAGCAAAACCATGATTAAAATGATAAACTTTCATAGTTTTAAAACCTGGATAAACTTCTAATGGGTCAGTTACTAATGCATCTATTATACTAGTAAAACTTCCTGGCGATCCAACTAATTCTAAGTTAACAGTTGAAGTTACATTTGTATAAAATTTGGCTCTGTAAATATTTACTTTTAAATCTTCAAATAAATCAGGTTGATATAATTTTAAATTTTCTGACAAAAATAATGAACCAACTAAAGGCTGTTCTGATATTCTTCTACCAGTTTTTGTGTCTGTGCCATCTAGTTCTGACACATAAGCATTGTATGATTTAGAATCTGACCCTACAGTTAAAGCATACTCCCCAGTATCTACAAATATTGGTGACTCAAAAGTTACTGTAGTTGCTAAATCAGCAGTCTCTGATGTGTTAACACTTGTCGCAGGAATTACTGTTGAACTAAATGGTAGTACTTCTTGACTAGGCCTATTATTAACTATCTTTCTAATTTGTAAGAATACAGGAATATTTGCATCTTTTGAAGAAAAAAACAAATCAACCTTAGTAATATAAGTAGGCTCTTCAACTACAAAAGTTTGTGCGACTGGATCTAATCTATTTAATATCATTTATTTTCCTAAGGTGTGTATGTCCCAGTTGCATAAGTTACATAATTTGATGTTTCTATTTCCATAGTTCTGTTCCCCGCATCAATTTCTCTCCCTATAGCGTCAGCCCAGCCACCCTCTGTTTCTTCACCTTTTCCTCCATTTGTTAAAAATCCATTACTTATGGATGTGAAAAATTGTGGTAAGTTAGGAATAGTAGCAGCAGCTGTTTTTGCTGTAGTACCTACACCTGGAAATTCATTATTCCAATAAGCTATTTCCTTTGCGTTTGGAAATTTTCCAGGACCTCTGAAATCAACGTAAACAAAGTCTAATAAAGTCACTGGTACATTATCTCCTCCCTCAGAATCATCCACCACTGCTTCTTCAGTCTCTTGAGGCTGCTCAACATCATCATCACTTACAACAGCATCCTCTTGTTTCTCAACATTGATTTGATCAGCAGTTGTAGTAGTTTCTGGCTCGGGTGGAGGATCAGGAGGTCTCAAAACTTCTTTTGAAACTTCTCTTATAACACCATCACTTACAAATAATTGTTCTGCAAAAGTAACTTCAGTTTCTACATCATTTTTTGAAGAACTCGTAAGTCTAAGTAATTTTTTGCCCGTGTCTAAGTTCAAAGTGTCTGACGAATATCGAAAATTTAATTCTATAGAACCAGCACTATCAGTTTTTAATTTTGTTGAAACAGTTGACTGGGCGGCAAATAAATCATTTCTATCTTTTGTTATAAATACTTCACTTACTCCAGCTGCAATATTTGCCTTCAAATTATTTTGTATAGTTTTTATTTCTGCCGTTACAAGACCACATAAAGCACCAATAGGTTGATTATCAAAAAATGCAAACACTCTTGTGCGAGCTCTCATTCCATCAACTTTTACATTTATAGCTGCATCTCTCATTTTAGGAACTACAATTATATTTTTAACAACTTCATTACCTTGTAATTGTAAAGAAGATGTTGCAGGTGAAACTGAACCTAAAAGATCAGATAAACCTTTTAAATTTTCTGGCAATTCATCTGTGTTTTGAGGTATACCATTTCTCAATTGCTCAATGTCATTTAATGAGCCAAACACATTTCTACCATCTCTTTTGATCAAAGATTGTGAAGTCAATGAATCAAACGTACCTGTTCTATCCACTTGCACATCTGGCACTCTTCTATCATCAAACCAAAGATCTCCAGGAGGAGATAATTTCATAACTCCTTGAAATACACCTATATTAAATGGATTTAAATTTTGTGTTTTACTTGAAAATGGATTTTGTGCTAATATTTCATGTTGATAAGGCAAAGAAACAACACTTCCAGTAATTACATAATTATTTGAAGCTCTTTGATCAGTAGTAGTTGATACTTCACTCATATTAAGAAATTGACTCTTAATAAGAGGACTTGCTTCTTTTTTTGTAAAATTCACTGACACGGCGTAGTCGGGATTATCTAATGAATCACCAACACCATGACCTGTGAACGAATCAACAACAAAACCATTTTTAAACCTTTCAAACCCTAACTCATCTTGTATTTGAGTTTGTTGAGCATCTCTTTCTAGTAAATTTAAACTTGTATAAAATTCTAAAGTTTTTACTCTATTTTCTATTTTACCAATATCTTTCATGGTAAATCTTTTATTTTCAACTTTTTTTACTTCTATATCTTTATTTAAATCAAATACATAAGGTTTTTGTTGTAATACAAATAATTTAAGAAGATCAGCTGGAAAGGTAGGTTCTCTTGGGGTTAATTCACTTTTACCATTAACTAAAAAATAATTTCCATTTTCATTAATACCTATTGAATTTATTTTTGGTAAAAAGAATTGATAAAAAGTTTTAAAGTTTATTTCTGGGTCTAGGAATTCGGTTGTTGATGCGCCAGTGCCAGAAAAACCAGTACCAGCATCATTTATTCTAGGTCTAAAATCTAAACAATTTCTCAACTGAAGTTGTTTACCAGCAAATTCAACTGTTGGTATATCTTCATAATCTGGATATGAACCTACACTGAAGAAGTCTCCAGTACCATGTGAAAAAAAGTCAAAAGTTATTTTTATAGGATGTTCTGGTAGAGCTGCACCTGGATTTAATTTTAATTTAGATAAATCATAAAATGTAGATTTTTGACCTGTATCTAATGTATATCTATCTGTAATAGGAACAGCACCAGAATCAGTATATGACGCGTCAAAATCAACATTTGACATTAAAACATTAGATAATTTAACAACATCAGCTTTTCCAAGCGAAATAATAGCAGCTTGTGCTTCTTTTTGAGTATTAATAGTTATAGTTTGATTTTGATTTAATGTTTTAGTTTTTCTTAAAGCAGCAGAAGTTATTTTATTGACAGTTAAAATAAATTCTAATGCCTCTCCACTTAAACTTTCTGACGAAGAAAAATCAAATGTAACTTCTGTAAATCCTCCATTAAATGATATATCACCACTTTGTATGCTTATGTATTCACCTTTTCTAGCTCCATTCACTATAACAGCCAAGTAATTGTCTGTTGAAAATGGTGCAAAAGTTTCATTAGTACCAGCAGTTATAGTAACAGCTCCACTAGATAATGTTCTCGTTTCTTGTCTTTTTACTGTATAAGTAGTATCATCATTATCTGGATCAACTGCTTTAATAACATCAAATGGAAATTGTGAAATTAAGATATCTTTATCAGAATCACCTATGTTTGCTGTATTAAGTTGAGGTGTAACATATGTGACTTCGGCCGCTAGTTGTAAATTTATTGAAGCCGCTGAAGAGACTGTTAATGTCACATCATCTGTAATTGTACTAACAACTAATTTATCTGTAGTTAATGTGTTAGATACGCTAATTACATCACCAACTTTTAAATCTGTTGTAAATCTTGTTCCACTTCCTCTCACTGTTGTAGATGCATCATTAAAAGTAACTGCACCTGTTAAATTAGTTAAAGTTGGAACAACATTGGCTGCAAATTCAAAATCATTACATTCAATTTGTTTTACATTTGTATCAAATGTCTTTCCATCTTCCATATTGATATTAAATAAATGCAATTTAAATTCTGCAGTTCTGTGAGCACCTCCTCCTCTACTAGTTGCAACATTGCCAGTTTGATAAACCAAACCTCTTGATCTTGCTGTTCCTACTATTGTTCCATTTTGACCAGCATTACTACTTTTATATTCGTCTCTTAAATTAAGAGTTTCTACCACTGCAAAATCAGGTAATGAATTTACGCTATCTATTTTAACAAAACTTGATAATTGACTCGCAACAACACCATTTGTGACATTTGAAAAATCTCTTGCTTTGTCAATTGATACAAACCTTGTTTTTACACCATCTAATTCATATCCTTTTACATATGCTTTTCCAGGTGATACTACTGAAACAAATTTTGTATTAGTGCCTCCGTTTGCAGCCGGGAATATACCTGTATTTACTGTGGCAGTAATATTTGCAGCAGTATTAGTTCCTGTTGGTAAATTTTTTAAATGTTCTCTTAATTCTACAGTAAATGGATCTACTTCATAATTGCCTGATTCATCAAATGTTCTCCTAGCTAATGTATCTCCTAATACACTAAATCTAGGATCAATTTCTTTTTTTATTACCTCACTATTTTCTACTCTTATAACTTCAATAAAATTAGTATCAGATGTATCTGTAAAATTTAAAGCTCTACTTGTTAATGTTAGATTAGCTTTATATCTATCTGCACCTGGAGCAAAAAAGTTAAATGTTCCACTTGCTGGATCAAGTAATGATGTATCATCATCTGAATCCACAACTGATTCTGTAATTGAAAATCCAATTAATTTATCTGTTATAGTACCATATTTTTCAACTATGTGTGTTTGCTGTGGCACAAATAAAAAATTTCCCCTAGCAAAAACAGTACACTGACCAATCGAAAAAGCAGTTCCACTTCCAGTTGCTGATGAAGCCGCAGCTGTCAATGTTGTAGTGCCCGAAGTTAATGTATCTCCATCACTAAAAGCGAGGGCTTCATTTGCACCTCCATCTTCGTACTTAACATACAATGTAGGTGGATCACCCGCAGAAGTTGAAGTTTGGTGATTAATTATTACAGCTCTAACGCCATCAGCATTTGTAATTGAAGATCCAACTAAACCAGATATTACATCATCAGAATTAGTTGCACCCGTAGATTCTGTAAGTTTTACAAATGTAAATGTATTATCATATGTTGTTTTAGGAGGAGATATAAAAGATCCATCCTTGTACACTCCTTTACCAAATCTTTCAATTTGCGCTTGTATTATTGTCTGTAATTGTGTTAATTCTCTAGCTTGAACTGCACGACCTGGTCTAAACAAAACTCTTACGAATTGCTTAGTTTCATCATAATCGTCAAAATGAGGTGAAGTACTAAATGTCGTTGGCATATTTTACAATCTTAATATAGTTCTAAAAGTTACTAGTTGTTCATCTGAAAATGTTACAGCTGTTCTATTATCTATAAATAACATTTCACCGCTAAATTTATTTATGTCTGGTGATGAATTAATTGAACTAACAGTAAATTCATTTCCAGTTGGGCTTACTAAAATATCTGATATAGCTAAAGTATGATTATTTAGGCTTGTCAATAACATTTGTGTAGTAGAATTTTTGGTTTCAATTACAACAAATTTTCTTGTATTATCACTCTTTAGTTCTAAAACAACATCATTGGAAATAGGATTAGTTCCTCCAGCTGTAGGAGAACTATCATCTATATTATCAAATGTAGCTAAAAATGATGGTGTTCCAGTTACATTGCCAAATAATTTTTTGCTGCCACTTTGTTCTATATCTTTTATAATTCCAAATTGTCTAAAGTCATTATTAATTGGTATGTTGTGTATTTTTTCATCACTTAATGTTGAAAAAAACATTAACGAATCAGCAAATAATTCAGTAGGAGCATCAAAACCATGTCCATTAGGTGGTGAAAAAATAGGTTGTATATCAGCATCAGTACCTGGACTTCCTGCTGCAGCTGTTACTACAACATTTGCAAAAGTGTAACCAGAACCAGCATTAGTTACAGTAATACCTGTAATAGAATTACCACTTCCAAAATCACCTGTAGCAGTAGCAGTAGCGCCAGTTCCATCACCAGTAATAGATATAGTTGGAATAACATTATATTGAGTGCCACCACTTACTATTGTATAGTTATGAATAGCTCCATCAATTGCCGAAAGTTCTACTATACTTTGTGATGTGCTAAGATCTCCTGTAGAAAATGAAACAGATAAACTAGCACCAGTTCCTGAACCTATAACATTTAAAACAGCATTTGTATATCCTTGTCCTTTTTCAGATATAATTGCATTTTCAAGTTCACCTGCATCATTAATTAATGGTTTAATAACAGCTCCAGTTCCATCACCAGAAACAGAAATAATAGTATTTCCATTACTTGTATAATTTTTGCCAGGGTCTAAAATAATAACATCTTTTAACTCTCCGCCTGATATAACTGGAATAAAATTAGCACTATTACTTATTAATGTTTGACTCACAGCTGCATTAGATCCTATTGAAAATGTTACATTAGGAAATAAATTACTTCCTGTTGATTCACTATCATTTATTAAAACATTACCTCCTGCTATATTTGAACCAGCAAATAATACTATAACATCTTCTATAGCACCTGTTGTTTCATTTATTATAGGCTTAATATTTGGTGTGTTAGCTCCAGGAACTGAAGCAGTTCCATCATTTGCGGTAATAAAATGCACATTAGCAACTAAATTAACTACTGGGTCAGTAGTATATCCTGAACCTTTTGAATCAACTGTGACCGAATTAATTTGTCCATCACTATAAAAAGATTCTAATACAGATTTTGTTACTGGCATAAAATCATCAGTTAAAAATCTTGATCTTAATGATAGAGGAATTGTATACATAAACTTCCACTGATAACCATCTGATGTTGTGAAAACATCTAAAAGGTTACCAGATGGTTCAACAGTTGAAGCTTCACCACCATTGTTTGAAATACATTTATATACTTGAAATGAAGATGATATGACATAAAAGTTTGATAATTTTAAGGTTTCAGCACCAGAACTAGCAGGATTAGTAGAAGAGTAATTTAAATCAAACTGATCATATATAGTACCTGTACTCCAATTTTTTCTAGGAATAGCTAATGATACATCTCCAGCGGTAATTTTTTTTAAATTAATTATTCTATTTCTTGTATCTTGTTCAACAATCCTTGTTTCATCAGGCGTAGGAACGGTACCTCCAGTATAAGGTACTACCTTACCAATAAAGTAATAGTAATTAGATCTACCTGTAAATAAATCATTAAAAACTGAATCAGATAATGATTTATGTAATATATCTTTAAGTTTAAAAGTCATAATATTATGCTATTGTAATATTCCAAGTAATAGTTACAGTATCAGAAGTGCCCTTAGATACATCAGAAAATGTTGTTCTGCATAACATATTGCCACCAATATTTGGAGTATCCAATATAGCAGCCTCTTTTAAAGTCTTAGTAGTACTTGGAATAGATGGTCCAAATACTCCCACATAAGTAATTGTAGCAGTTGATATACTATTAGTCAAAGTACCGACTGTTGGTAAACTATTAGCTCTAGCTATTTCACTTACTAGTGCAGTTTGCCCAGTAGTAGGCGAAGTTGAATCATCACCTATAGCCAATGATTGAGGAGCATTTGATGTGAAACCAGGATTTACCAATCTTTGAGCTATAAGTGCTTTACCTTTATCAACTACGAGATTAGGTATTTCTCTGGTGTCAACTACAACATTATCTTTATTTGTTTTGACAATCTTGAGATTACCAAGTACTTTTATTGAATCATTCATCTCTATCCTTAAAACGTTTCTGTTGTTCCAGCTATATAACTATCAGCACTAGTTGGATCTTGATTTACAACATATGTTTCTGCAAAATATGATTGTTCATCACTTGCAACTGTACCACTATCCACTATTGTACCAGTTTCGTCAACTAATTGCGCACCAAGTATACGAGCTATGGTAAAACCACTATCGTCAACATTTGATATATCATCAAATAATGTGAGTGTTAATGTATCAGATGATGTAGTTGATACACTTGATCTAACATCAAGAGTATCAGATAGTTCTCTATTATTAAATAATCTTTGCCCTGCTGGATGTATTGTATCTAAAACTATATCTTTGAAGTTATTTATATCTAAACCAGTAACTAATTCATAAGCAAATGGCTGATAAAGCAAATCATTTTGTAATCTTATATCAGGCTCTGATAAAAACCCCTTATTAGTAGTAAATTCACCAGGAAATAGCGCAAGAGCTCCTGTTGTGAATTCTATTGTTGCCTCACTAGGATCTGTAATAGATGACGTGCCTGAAACAGCAGCTGTAGTATTATTTCCAAATGTTTTTGTAATACCAGTTGTAACATTAAAAACATTACCATGACTAAAAAAACCAGCAGTATTATCTACTAAAGTTCTGCCTATTGTAGTTTCTCTAACTGATTTACTTTTATTTAAGTCGACCGTAAAATTGCCAGTATAGCTATGGCCAAATGTTGAAAAACTTGCTTGGCTAATTGCACCAGTACTTGTCACATTATCAATTAATATTTTTGTACCCGATCCCCCAAACTGATTAATTGCATAAATTTGTCCTTGTTTAAATCCCAAGCCTGCGTTTGTAATAGATAAACTTATTGTAGTTGGTTCAATATTTCCTGTAAATAATACAGTACCACCACTCTCTGTAGCATCTGTTATGGTTACGACATCATTAACATTATATGATGTGGCTAAAAAATTTACATCTAAAAATATTTCAGTTAATGTGGAATTTATTTCATTAACTTCTAAAATAGGTGTACTAAATTCTTGATTATCGACAGTAGTTCTTAAAAGTCTGTTTACAATATTAGCTCTTGTACCTGTACTTGTTGATACTCTTATTGATCTTCTTTGTAAAAAATTACCACCTGAAGGTATTAAAACATTTTCATATGGAAAGTTTACTCTAATTTCCTGATTAAAAACTATTCTAAAAAATAATTGAAATGATAATGGCGATCCTTTTGATTCATAAATGTCTTTGATTCTTTTTATTGCTAATTTTTTATTAGCAATTATATTTTCAGGCAATATGCTTGCATAATTACTTAAAAAATATTTTATAAAATCTTCTGTTGTAGAATCAATATCATTATATAATAATAAATTTTGAATTATTTCTTGTGAATTTTTATCTTGTTCTACAAACTTATAATAGGCTTCAATGAACGAAACAAATACTGGATTTTCATTTCTTACAAATTCAGGTAATTGACTACTAACTATAGCAGATATTTTATTTTTTATTCTTGAAGTAGTCATTATAGTTCTATTGCTGTTACATTAACAGTTAACCCCGCATCCACGCCAGCAGCCGCATTTAACGCACTTTTATCTCTTATAAGTATGTTATTTCTATTTGCTACAATATTCTGACTGGACTCTTGTATAGCTGATGTAATGTTAAAGTCTGTTAAATTATTAGGCAATGCTGTTGGTGTAAATTCATTTAAAATTACTTCACCTGTTAAATAATCTACTGAACCTGCACTACTATTAACAATTGCATCACTTGATATATTTTTTATTACTATAGTGCCAGATCCACTTAAATCAGCTGGAGAACTACTTGGCACATCAGTCATGCTAACTAATGTTGTTGTATTATCAACTAATTGAAAAAATCTACTCGTTTTTACAGTTCCAGGCTGTAAACTGTTATTAAAAGTGATTGAATCATCACCATTAAATGTATTAATAGAGCTCAAATTTAAAGATTTTCTTTTTTGTAAATTTACTAAAATTATAACTGAAACAATTGAAGTATCAGCAGATAAAATGTTACTAATTAATTGTGATTTTATAAAATTTTTATCAAATTTTTGAAGATCATTTGAAAAATAATTATCAATTGTATTAGTAACTAAAGTTTTTATTTCTTCCGAACTCAATGTTGAAGATAATGAATTAAAACTAACATTAACAACTAAATTTACAAAATTAAATTCAGGATCTATAAATTCGGGTTGTACTGACATAACTTTTTTACTATTTAAAACTGAACTTGCAATTGAATCTTTAGTTGATTGTGATATAATAAATCCGTCAAATGGTTTTAATGAAATAATTACTTTACCAAACTTTGGAGGTACATTATCTTCTCCACCATAAACAATAATTGATTCTGCCTGTGTGAAATTAGATTCAATAAGTGATTTATAATCAGAAGCTGTTACGGCTCTGTTCCTAGCAGCATTGGCTCTTGGTGCTTTAAATTTAATACTTGTTAATGAATCTTCGCTAGCCCCTGAATTTGGATTGTCATCAGTTATTATTGGATTAACATTGCTTGAACCTCCTATAGTCGTAGTAGTAAATTTAATGTCAGCCTTATCTGAACTATTAGCTAAACTACCACTAGATTTAAGATATTCAATGTTTACTAAATTTCCACTAATTAATTTATTACCTAATAAACCATCACCAAAAAATATTTCATATTTTTCTTCTGGAGTCATTTCAAGAAAAAACACTCTTGAGCTTGATGTCACATTAGTAGTATCAGTTGTTAAATTATATGAATCAGATGATGCATTAGAAGTAGATCCTTGTACAGTTACCTTCAGAGTTGATGTGTCAATATCTAAATCTGGTATTATATATTTTTCATCTGGACCTGGATTAGCCACCGCAAAACTCAAATTTTTCAATGTTCCTTCTACAACCTCAAGGCCTTCTAATGTAAATTTGCCAGCTGTCGATCTTATTGTTGAGGATTCTAAATTAAAAAACGTAAATGCATTACCACCAATTGATGTCGAAAAAGGAGTTTTAGCATCTAATGTAATAGAGGTAGTTCCAGCAGCTATTTCATTTACGGTTAAATTTAAATTAGCTCTAGCACTTCTTATAGAAGCCGGTGTAAACCCTAATTGTTTTGCAATTGATACAGCAGAAGATCTTTTTACAGCAGAATCTAAAAACATTTCATTAGCAAACATATTTCCTATATAAGCATTATAATGTGTATTATAAGCTAGTACATCTAATAGCAATGATAGACCTGACCCTTCAAAATCATAATCTGCAAAGGTAGTTTGATCACTTAAAAACTGTTTTAAATTATTTTTAATTTGATCAAAATCTAATTGAGATAATTCATTAGATTTAATTTGTGTCATTATCTTGCTCTCTCTATTGTTGTAATTACAGTAACTGGTTTGACAGAATTTTTAGGTATAAATTCTACAGTAACATCTATAGTATTTGAATCTATAGCTTCATTTATAATAACATTAATTATCTGTGCTCTAGGTTCTAAATTATCAATAACAGTTCTCACACTTTGTTCCATAATTGAAATTGTTGTTGGGTCAATATTTTCAAATAATAAAGATGATATCTGACATCCATTTTCAGGATGAAATAATCTTTCATAATTTTTAGTTAAAATTAAATTTTTTATAGATTGTTTTATAGCATTTTCATTTAATTTTTTATTTACGTCATTAGTAACACTATCGAATCCAAAAAGTAAATCAATATCTGAAAATTCTCTAATTTTTCTATTTACAGTAGCCATGCTTTATTTATCCTGAAAATGTATCTGTAGATCCAGTTGCTGTATGACCACATGAAGCAGAATCTCCTTGTCTTACAACACCTTTACCTTCAGCAGTAACTGAATTTGAACTTTCAACCATAGTTGCATTATTATGTGGAGAATCTCCATGAGGTGCTACTGAATCTCCTAATAATGATACTTTACTTCCATTTACAAATACAGTTGAAGCGCCCGGACCAGTTATTGTTCCTCCTGCTGTATCTACATTTACTCTTGATATACCGGGCATTACGCTAATCTCACTAATCCAGATGATACTTTTTTGTGGTTATTGTATGTTAAAATAATCTTTCTTGGATTGTCAATTTTAAACGAAACATGTATCCATGGAAGTTTTGTTCCAGTGTCTTTGTATTCTAACAACAACTTATCATAATTTAAATTTTGAGCAAGTTTTTTTGCTATACTATAATAATCTTTTTTATTAATATTTCTAAACTGCATATCAACAGCTTGACCACGCAAATGATCTGAAGTATTTCTAAGACCTACAACGGGTCTAAAACCAGATGTAACCATCATGTTTGGAAACAAAGCCAACACAGGTTCACAAACATTAAGTGCCATAGCTTGTAAGTTAAATACTATTTGACCATAAGACAATCCAACTTGTGGTCTAACTACTTTTTTAGTGACAACAGCTCGTGATGATAAATCGCCTAAAGTAAAATGCTTTGATAATTGAAAATTAGAAGGTATAAATTTTTTGTCAAGTAAAAATGTAGAAGGTTGAACTATTGTTGATGAGCTTGATGTAACAGTTTCAGAATCTAAAAAAGATGGAGATATAATTTCAGACCCATCAGAAAGGCCAGCTATTTTTTGTTGATTTAAAAATAAAGCCGATTCATCATTAAAATCAGTATCTTCAGATTCATAGCCAAAATTATCTAAGTAATTGTTGTAAGCTGGATCATCTATTGTTTGTATAAAAATACTTTTTCTTTCACCTATAACACCAACATTAGCACTGTTTGAATATGTGGCTGTTTTTGATAATCCTTCATTTAAATGTATTTGTGAACCATCTGCATTAATTTTATTAGTCGATTTTAAATTTAATTCATCTAAAGTTTGAAAAAACATTGAACTGTTAGATTTATTGTGAGTACTGCCAGTTGAAGATATAAATGTATCACCATCAGTTTTTAAATTAGTAACCGAAGAAGATTCAATATTAATATTATTACTTTTTAAATTTATTTCTTCTGTTGCTGATAGATTTAATTTACCTGCAGCATCTAAATTTATATCATTAAAACATTTTAAGTTTGTATCACCTTCTACTTCAATATGTGCATTGCCAGAAACAAACACCTTCATTGATCCACCTACAGATATTCTACCTTCACCTAATATAGATAAGTGATCATTTTTATCAACAAATTCATATGAACTTCCTTTAGTCTTTTTTACAATAGACCCAGTTTGATCAATTTCAATAAATGATCCAGATTTATGATATACGTTTATTCTTTCAGATCCAGGTGTATCGTCTAATTCTATAATATGTCCTGATTCACTCTGGATTACTTTATTAAAAGGGTATTCAGAATTATAAGGATTTTCAGGTTGATCAAATGTTTCATTGTCTGGCAAGCTCACGCCCAATATTCTATCATTAGTTTTTTCTTGTACAATAGTTCCTAAAATATCACCAGTTGCTAACTTGTTACATTCTGTTCTGCCAGCATATTCATTTTCAGGAAAAGTTGATGATGTGTCTATAAAACCAGCTCTTAAAGAATTAAGTTTTGTCTGATTATCATTGCTGTTGGTATCAAACGATTTAGATTCATTTAACGAATCATTTGTCAATGAAAAATCAAAATCTTGGTTTATTGCTTCTTGACCTTTATCACTACCTAGTCTATCAAACAAATCACTCACATTGGGCACAAATGAAGGAGTTTTAATGTTACCTGTAAGTAGATTAGTAGAAAAATTTTGTATGTTGTTATCTACTGAATCATTAATACCTAATGTCGAACCCTCATCAATGCTATTTTTAATACTTGTTAAATCAATTGATGATTTTAAAATGGGCGTAGTTTCAGCGGTAAATTTTTGAAATATCTGATCAGAAAGTTTTAGACTCAAAGTTGTAGAAAGGTCATTATCTAAATTATTACTAATATTAGTTTTTAGCGTAGAAGTGTCTAAATTACCATTTACAAGATCAACTGGATTGTTTGGTCCTATTAAATTAGTAGGAATTTTATTCAAACTTTTATTAGCTGATAAATCAATTGAATTAGAAATTAAACTAGATTGATCATTTACCACAGATTGAATTACTCTATTTAAAATACCTCTTATTGGAGGAGGCAAAGATTGAATAGGTGGCCTACTTTGTATTTTAGCAACTATAATTTGTATTATTTTTGATGTTTGTGTAGAAGACATTAGAAATCTGGTAGTAAATTGTTAAGTGAATTTTTTTGATTTAATAAATCATTATTTAAATTATTTAAATCTTCAGAATTTAAGTTGGAAAATATTTGACTAGCATTGTTTATTTTATATTCATTTACATTTGATACAATATCGCTATCTGTTAATTTAGATTTACCTTCTAAGGATTTAAAAAATATAGAAGCACCACCAACAGGTCCAGATTGTAATGATGTTGTATATGCTAAGGATTGTACAGATGGACCAAACTTAGTAAGATCAATACCTCTTCTTTTTAAATTAGATACCATTGAATCATAATAATTTCTTTTAATAAAATCATCTTGATCTTTTTCAAAAGAATCTTGATTGTTAGATGAAATTTCAGACCATTTATTATCGAAAGAATCGGTACCAGGCACTAAACCTTCAAACTGAACATTAAATTTGCTCTTAGATAAAAATGAGTTTAATGGTGATCCTTTTGATGTTGGTCTCGATACTCCTAATGGTGTTTTTGCTGGTAAAAAAGAGGATAATTCGTATTTACCATATCTTGCCCCATTTTTATCTTCAGTTGTTTGATATTCATTCACATAACTAATAGTTTTACTTCCAGTGCCCAAACCAAATTGTGTTGATATAGTTGATGTAGATGATACATTTTTTATATCAAAATTTTGAATAAATTTATTTCCAGTTTTTAAATTAAATCCATTTGCATCAGTTATATCAAAGCCATTTTGATCTTTTAAATTACCATCATTTCTGTTATTTAATGGTTGTTTACTGTCTTTCCTTTTGTATGATATAGGAGCAGATTTTGTACCTATAGTGCCAAAAAATGCTGGTTGTTGCATATCAGAACCATCTAAGAAAAATCCAACTACCCATGTTCCAGGTAAAGGTCCAATAGGAGTAGTACCTATACCAGAAATAGATGCTGATGTAATAGGACTTATTGGTATGGCCCAAGGCAAATCTTCTGTAGGCAAATCGACCTTTATTTCAGAATGATACCCATAAACTCGAACCTTACATCTGCCAAGTTTTTCAGGATCATCTCTGTTTTCAACTACACCTACAAACCATATAAATCCATCTGAATTAAAAATCTTGTTCATTTTTTCTCTTTAAACTGTCCTTAACTATTTCCATTGTCATATTATATGATAATAAATTTATTTTATGTCTAATTGCTGTAACTAAGTAATTGCCAGAATAATATATATCATCATTTGTTTTGCTTGAATCTGTTTCATCTCTTGGTGATATATCAGGGTATACAAAATCTAACATACAACCAACTTCTGCATCTGATCTTCCAGGCACATCTATTATTAATTTAAAATTTGAAAGTTCTAGTAAATTTGATAGTCTATTACCATATATTTCAGGCATAACCTCACTTATATTGTTCTCAACAGATGTATGTAAACCAGGTTGTTGTGGATAAAATTTAATTTTAGATAGTGGTGTTCTTACTGCATCACTACTAAAAAGCGGTATTGAATTTTCTCCTTCTGAGTGAGCATATGTATTAAATTTTTCAACAATATCATAATCATGTGCTTTATATTCTTTGTTAATAAAGTCTAAAGTTATTAATCTATTAGCCAAATATCCACTATCATAGTTAATTAAATGATCTACAGTCTTCTTTATTCTAAAGCTAGATATTTGAAATAATTTACTAATAGCACTACTTTTTTGTTCGACATCTGTAACTTTGTAAAAATATTTACCTAAATTCAATGGTGAATTTGTAGATGTGTTGTTAGAATTAAAAATACCTTCAATATTAGTAAAATAAAAATTTTTACTCGATTCAAAAAATAAATAATTACATGCTTTTCCTTCTGATGGAATTGATTTAGAAGCACAAAAATTAATATTTTTAAATGGTGTCCAACCAGGACTTACATATTTTATTTTATTTTTAGGTGAATTTAAAATAAATAATTGAGTTAGATTTTCAAAAAAATTAATTTTATTATTTTTAATGTCAACAGTTCTATTTGATTGAAAATATGTAGTCCATATATCACCTACTATTTGATCTATATTGCCTTCAAAACTTCTGTATAATGGTTTTACAGTATCTATTATTGATTCTTTAGATATAAAATGTAAAAGATAAGTTTGAGTGTTTAGATCATTGGCAACACTTCTATCAGTAACTGAATAAATTCTAAATGTTTTACTAATTGAAGCATTTATTGTAGGTGTTTTAAATTTTACAACTATATACTCATCACCTGTAATAGGTAGCTCTTTTATTAAATTTCTACTATCTTGAACTAACATATTACCGTATAAACTGGGAGAAAATATATCCTCAAAAATATTTAATTCAGACAAATAATCCTTTACATCTAAAAATTTACCTTGTGCAGATATTATTGTTAATTCCTGTATATCAACATCACCTGCTCTATCAAGTTGCTTAGTAGCATATTCACTCATTGTTTAATTATTTTTTCAAATTGATCAACTATTTCCCCTACAACAGAAGGTTTGAGTAATTTTATTAATCTTCTATTTTCATTATCTCTAACTTCTTTTGTTAAATTAGTAATAGAAGTGCCAGATGTTATATCAACACTAGATAATGTGACACCACCATGTGACGTATTAGCAACTGATAAAATTTGATCTCCCGATATAAAACCACCATTGCCAGGATTAGTTACAACTGTTACAGATTGATTATTTGATCTGCTTGTTATAACACCAACACCAACATTGGTGTTATTAGTTACTACAGAATCAATTAGTATTCCTGAAAAACTATTGGCATTTGTGCCTGTAGTAGTTAGCACAATAGTTGCGCTTACAACATTTCCACCGCTATCCTCATAGTGATGTGGTGCATTAATATTAGTGTATTTGCCTTCAGTATATTTTTTCAATAAAAAAGAATCAAACGTCATATCAAATCTTGGATCTAAAATTTCATTAGTGTGTAAAACTATCCAATGTAAAGTAGGATCACCATAATTTAAATCAGCTGTTATTTCAGCAGTTTCTCCATCAATTAAAGAATATTTGTCAAAAAATGAATTTTGTGTTACTAATTCATTTACTAAT